CTTGATGTAAAACTCTAAGTTCAATATCCATCGCTTTAATATTTGGAGCATCTTTTTGATCATTATTAGTAACAGATTTTGCTCCAAGAGTTTTCATTCTGATGTAAATTGCATCCATTTCATCAAAATATCTTTGGTTGTTCTTTTACTCATTATTCTTAGCTTTCACGCTTACTCATTTTGTATACTAAAGAGTATAACTCTGATTGAAGAACTTCAATTGAAATTGGGCTTCCATCAGCATCAGCTAGTTTAACAGTTCCATATTTGTGTCTGTTTTCTAATTCTTCTCTAAGGGCATTAATTCTGATTTGCATTTCTGATCTGGTCATGATGGCTCATATATCATTTTATGACCAAAGCTTTGTACTTGTCATTTCTATATCTAATATATTTTCCGAAATAATAAACACCAATGATAGGTAAAGATAATAAAAATATTGACAATAATAAAGGCCAAGTTAAAGCAAATAGTACACACAAAATAACTTTATGAATTTTATCATGAATTCCATCAAATTCATTTTCATAGCCTATTAAAAATATTCCTAAAAATATAATTATGATGGCAACACTAAAATGGATAATTAATAAAGGATGCATGTTATACCTTTTAGTGCCCCGTATGGGACTTGAACCCATAACATGGAAAATTAGAAGTTCCTGTTCTACCAGTTGAACTAACGGGACTGTATGTAATAATTACGCTTTATTACCACGTTTCTCAAGGAAACTTTCAATAAGTTTCCAACAAACAACTAATATAGCTCCACCGATCACAGAATGACACGCAAATTGTAATATGCTCATAATATCCTCTTTTATATTAATAATCTCACACTATTATAGGTAATAAATGTCTTTGAAAAAACTTAATGATGTCGCATCCAAACTAGAAAGAAAAATTGCTCAACAACAGTCAATTAATAGGGATCCAGTTGAAATTCCTGGCAGTCCTTTTCGTACAGCTGCAATTCAATTTTTCGGAGATTTGCACGTAAATAACTTGGGATTTCTTTTTAGTAATCCAACTCCAGCAGAAGCTGTAAATGCTGTTAAAACTAGCCAAATTGAAGATGAAGAAATTAAAAACATCGTTACTAGATACAAACAAAAAATTCAACAAGAAATTGATTTTTTGACACAATTCAGAGCTAGTGCAGATTTTCTGCTTAAAAAGTAATTAAAGGCCATTATTAGGATTACTACCATCACTTAGCGGAGTTGTACTAGGAGTAGCACATGTTGCTAACTCTGGAATACTCCAAGGATCTCCGCACCCTGTAACAAATCTAATTAGCACATCTTTATACAAAAAGAAGTTTGGTGCTGTAATAAGCACATTAGGACATTGAATACCAGCTCGCCATCGACATGGACAAATTTCGGTTGGTGTTAATCCTTTAGCTATACAGCCAGCTCCACCAGAAGCTACCGGTGTAGGTAATACTTGTTCAGTTTTATCACAGCTAAGAATTGCATCATCAGGTATTTTAACAACAAAACTAGTTTTATCTATTGGTAGTTTTATATTTGAATAATTACAGCCAACTTTAAAGGTAGATACTGTAAGACAAGAATTAACTTCATTAGTTAATCGGTCAATTAATTCTGGAGATATTGGTTGGCCAGTTGGATCATAATGAGTTCCACCAATAGTTATATGATCTGGAGTAACTTTATAATGATCAAATTCACCATAGCTATAGCCCCATTGTATTTCAGAACAATTAGAAACTGGACCACAAGATGTAGTGCCAGCTTCAAATATTGCAGCTAGTATAATCGCTATAACTGGGAAATAAATAAGGGCCGAAATATTTTTCATCTTATGAATATAACATTCAAATTATGATTTTATTTTAATGAAGGCAATGAGTGCATTGAAAACAAACCAAACATTTGTAGTGCATATAAAAATACAATAACTAAAACTATTACATTTATAATAGTTTATATTCTAGAGTCTATCGGGACAATAGTATTAAGTAAATATAAAAATGCACCAATTACAACCAACATTACCAAAAATGATATTAACATAAGTTCTCCTTAATGAGAAAACAGATGTAAATCATCTGCTTTATTAGCATGGCGCCTCTGGGGAATTCTGCCATCCCGACCAACGATTTTAGAAAAAGCTGCTCTTCTTCTGAGCTACAGAGGCATTGGAGAACCGGGTGGGATTCGCACCGCACATTCTTCCGCTTATCAAGCGGATGCTTATTCATAGCTACTGTCTGCATATACTACGTTCGTATATCGTTTTTCGCTCTCATTTAGCTACCGGCTCATATTCTATAAAATTTACTCTTCTTTTATATTTAAAGTTAGAATCATATAAAGGCTCTACCCCATTAGTAAATCCAATAACTATAAATGGTTTAATAGTAAATATTATAATACTATCTTTATTTTGCTTAATAATCTTTCAATATCGTTTTAATATCACCTAGTAAAATATTATGTAGTCTTGCATCTTCCCATTTATCGAGGCTTAGCTCCCAAGCAATTAATTCATCTAATGAAAGTTTAATTTCTATTTTTACACTGGATAAAACTAAATGACATAGCTTAAATTGGCTTGTTTTCTTCAAAAGATTATCATAATGAATTCTTTCTTCAAGAAAATCTAGTGGTAGTTCTCTAAAAAATCGTTGGTAATTTTCTTGAGAAATTCTCCAGGGATGTTTGCTACTAATACTTTTTGCTATGGCTTGTAAAAGCTCTTGTTTGTTCATTTTCGAAGTGACATTTTATTTCCTTATTTTAAAGCAAGTGGTAAATTACTACAAAGTTTTTTTGTTTTTGGGCTCGGCGCTAATGCTATGGCAGTAATCTGATTTTCTATATCAGGTTCCCTAAAAATAGATATCTTAATATCCAGCTGTCTCGCCTTTTCAATTAATTCTAATAACTCCGATTCATTAGAAACTGAAAGAAATCCAAGATAATTAGATTGCTTATACCAAGATTCGGCATACTCTGGATGTTCAAAAATAAATTGAATACCTGCATGTATTGACTGAACACCCATATAACCCGCACTAATATCAGAACGAGTAATTACATATAATTTATCACCAGATTTAATCTATAGACTCATATTATCTCCTAAACAATTTTTGACACATCATTTTGCCACGTTTATTAATTTGATTCCATTTGATTTTAAATGAGGTAGAATCGATACCTCCAAACATTTTAGCGTTGGAATGAACCTCGGCCAGCCCTACTATCAAAAGAGTGCAAGCTTCAGGATGAGTAATAAACTCATCGATGTCGTCTGCTTTCATGGTATGAATTATCATATCCATCTTCATCAGTCTTGCTACCGATATTTTACCGCCAGCATTTAACCATGTTTGGTATGAAACCTCTGCATGATTAGGGTAATGAGTTTTTCCATTCTCATCAACTGTTCTACAATATGGTTTACCACAATCATGGTAAATTGTATATTCCTCAATGATATCCTGCGGTAGGAGGGCGCTAAAAATCTGTTGACGATATTCGGACAGCCATTCTGGTAGTCGCCAATCGCCTTCAATTTTATTAGTTTGTAAGTAATTAATTATTTGAAACGTATGCTCTTTAACTGACAGACCGTGTTGATACACTGATTGACCTGCGGTTTGCTGACATTTTTCCATGTCATGAATTATTTGAAGCTATGACATGGGTAGCTCCGTTTTTGAAATCTATAGATCTTTCATATCTTCTTTTATATCCTCTTATTAGTGGAATAGTTTTATCATGTTAATTCTTTTACTTAATTGCTCGATATTTTCAAATTTATCAAATTCCAATGAGCTTGATGGTAATGGTTTGTTATCAAGCATAATATTTATTGATTCGTTAGAATAACCGGGTTTATCTATTTTATGATATTTTGTAACTGAAATAGATTTGCCACCCTTCATAGTATAATGTATTTCTTCACAAGCAAGGCGCGCTTCTGGCAAAGAATCTTTTGTATTAATTGATTGGATAAAAGTATCAGTATAAATTTTGAAATGGCAAGTATTACATGTTTTCTTCAGATAAGTTTTATGTGGTACAAATCTATGCACTAAATCAATTCCTTCTAAAATTTTATTAGAAAAATCAAAAAATACTACAGCTTTTTTATTTGAATGAAAACCATCATCTTTTAGATGAAGATTCAAACAAAGACGTGCTCTACTGGACGATCTTCGTGTATTGTCGCCGACAGCATATAAAGCTCCATCAATAGATATTATTGTTGGTTTATGACAAATAATACAATTTGGAATATAATTGTGGAAATCAAGTAATGTTGTAAACTTCTTCATTTTTTAATTTTGTTTAATAAATCTCTAGGATTAAGTAGTTCAACAGGCTTTTCTGTATCCAGAACCCATGTGACATGATGTCTGGTACCAGCAGTATATAGCTCTAAATGAAGCATGGTTGTTCCATTGCCTTTATCTTTTTTGAGTACGGGCACAATATTTCCAATAGGGTCACCAGCTTTAACTTTCTGACCAATATCTAATTCATCTTCAATAAGTAATTCACAATACCCAATAACGCCACTTTCACCCTCAACCATTACAGCAAAAGTATTATTCCACCAAGGGCTAGGGGGATTAGCACCCTCACCAGTAAAGTGCTCAAATCCTACGACAACACCATCCTCAATAGCTACGACTTGTTGGCCATTTTCGCAATAAATATCAATGCCTGGGTGGTGATAAAAAGAGCGTCGATATGCAAAATCTCCCATATGACATTCAGGCGGAATTGCAGGAGTAATATTGTGAAGTGGCCATTTCATGGATATGCAAACTTTCGCATGTATTTAGGAGAATAAGATGTCAGCTAAGTTAGTTCCTACTATTAAAACTACTTGTACACAATCTGAATTGATTAAAGGTTATATCCAAGGGTGGAATAGACAGTTCGGTTCAATACCATCTAAACAGGCTGTTGGAGTACTTTACGCACAAAACACACTAGAAACTGGTGGAACCACATCAATGTGGAACTGGAATCTAGGCAATGTTAAATTTGTAGCCAGCAATACACCAGCAGATGATAACATTGAATATATGATGTTAGCTAATGTCTGGGAAATAATTCATGGTCAAAAAGTTATTTTTCAACCACCTAGCCCGGCTACTTGGTTTCGCTCATTTAATAGCCTTTCAGAAGGTGTAGCTTTTGAATTAGATTTCCTTAAAAATCATAGATATAAAGCAGCTTGGGCCGCAGTTGAAGCGGGTGATCCGGCTGAATTTTCACATTTATTAAAGGTAGCTGGATATTATTCTGCTCCAGAAATTGATTATACTAAACTTATGAATTTTTATTTTAATAAGTTTATGAAAGATACTACTTATGAACAGGTAACTGGACAATCACTTCCAGTAGTATCTATTCCAGACACTGTTACTGCTCCACAATTGACCACTATCGTGCCAGTACCACAAATAGAGGTTCCACAACCAGAACCAACAGTAAGTCCTGTTATAGCGCCAATACAAGCCCCTGTAACCAGTAGCCCGGTATCATTTGATTCAATTGGCAAAATAATTATGACAATTATTGAGTTATTATTTCCAGTAATTAAATTGATTAAAAAATAATCAACCACACCAAAAATTAACTACATGTTTGATGCAATCAGGTTTTTCAATTTTTGAAATCTTGGGGTTTTTATTATCATCCAGTTGAGAGTGGTCAGCTTGATACCACCATTCACGCTGAGCATGCCAATCATAATTTTCAATTGGGGGCGCTTTAAGATCAATAACATTAACCTCTTCGATTAGAGCAATATTATAGTAATATTCGAAAAAGTCTCCAGTATTTTCTAAAACATACTTTTCAGCAGTTTCAAAATCTGCAAATAAATTCCATAATCTTTCTTGTCTTGGTAATTTTATTTTATTTGCAGCTAAATCTATAATCATTACTCCTAAAGCATATACTTTATTCATTATTTATTGATACGGCTTTACAAAAATTAATAAGTTGTTCATCACTAAATGTTTGACGAGCTAAATTAGCCATTACAGAAATGAATCTAACATTGTTTTTTAAATATCCAATAGAGTTATCTATACGGTCTAGGCTAGCATTAGTTGGTAAATATTCATTCCAACCATCACTGTTTTTTGGAAGAGTAAGTTTCCAACCACTTAACGGACATATTCCGCTCTGTTTTTCCCATAAATCTTTAAGATATTCTATAGTAATATCGCAACCTATATTTTTATTACGATCTCTATATTCGGCTCGTAAAATAAACCATCTGAATGGAGTGAATTCATCTCTACGATTAGCCGAAATTAAATTATTTAAATTACCTTTTGGAGGGTGGTCTTCATTTCTTTTTAAGCAAGAGCACGATAATCCACAGAAAAATCTAATTTTACCATTTTTAATTCGCCTTTTATGCTCTCGTGCATTTTTAGTAAAGATTTTTCCGCAAGTTGCGCAATTAATTTCTATGGTTTTTTCTTTTCTCATACGGTATGATATAACATCTTTAGTGGAGATGTTGTGTTTATTTGGTGGACATGTCGGCATCCGAGAGCCGAGTCCAGAATATGTCCTCAACAAAACTCATTCACAAACTTAGTCAATATTAGCGTCATTGACAACGCTGGAAGATTTAGCTCTGCCAAGCGATTCACTGTTTATTTCATTCATAGTTCCGTGACCGAGCTATGAACTAACCTTAGTGGGTTTAGTGTTCTTTTGTTACCAAGATTATCTTACTGAGAACACCCAATCAGGCCGCTAGGGCGACTGGAGCTGCGTTATCGTTTGCAGTTACGTTTGAATGCTTTTGAGGGTTGCAATCATCCCTTGTTTGTATCATTTCGTCGATTTCTTACTCTGTCGAAACCTTACATGCCCATAAAAATCTCAATAACTAATTAAGCTATTGAGATGGAGCTAAAGGTGAGAATCGAACTCACTTAACTACGCTACGAGGGCAGTCTAATTCCAAATTACATTAGCTTATTGGAGCTGAAGTTGAGAGTCGAACTCAATTTTCGTCTTTACCAAAGACGGGTAATATCCGTTATACTACATCAGCTTAATGAAGGTTACTTGTTTTTGGTTGACCCCACCATTTGCACCACCTTCAAGCACAATAGCTGAATACAAGGGTTAATATTTAACTATATCTTAAAATTCATAGTCTTTTGTATGCATATAATAATAAATATTATGATTTGGAGATGATTGGGGGAATTGAACCCTCATTTCGACGTTACTAGGGTCGAGTAATAGCCTTTATATGAAATCAGCTTAAAAATATTCTTAGGTTCCTCTACAAGCGCTTGTATGTACTGAAAGAATATTATGGAGCTAGCGGAGGGAGTCGAACCCTCTTCTCTACGTTACAAGGGTAGAATAATGCCGTTATACGAAGCTAGCGTATCTCGTGACTAATATAACACAAAATGCCCAGGTGTCAAGGTGTCTTTATTTTTAAATTTGTGGTGTGGAGGTCAGGTGCCAACCCGAGCATGAGTTACATTTATAAGTCCTTAAGTCCCGCTTGTCAAGCAATAAAATAGCTGTCTCAGCATCTTTCTGAGTATTGTATCTATTTTTATCTGGATGTTCATAACACTTTTTCATTTTACTATCACAATATTATCATATTAATGACATGAGTCATATCGATATTTTGGCAAGAAAATTTCTATTAAAATTAGCCCAAGATCCTAAAGCTGATGAGTTATTGAGAAAACATCTTGGAAAAGAAGATCAATTTGAGCATGATGTATTCCCCAAATTACTTGAAAAAGGAATTATTCCTATTAAATCTGATCGTGGTGAAAATAAACAAACTTCATTTTTAGGTGCAGGATCTTATTCTGAAGTTTTCGAGGTTTCATATAAGGGACGTTTAGCTGTTGCTAAAGTAACTACTACTGCTAGAGATTTTAACAATATGCTTACTCTAGACTCTTTAAAAAAACAATTAGGTGAAGATGCCAAACATTTACCAGTAATATTTGATAGTTTTATCACAAAAACACCATATAGAACTTATTATATTATTATAATTGAAAAATTAGAACCACTGGATACACATTTAAAAAATATGTTATTTCCACAAAGGCATAAAGGTGATCAAGGTAAATCAAAATATAATACTATCAAAAATGATCCAGTAGATATTATTGAAAAAGCTATTGAACATGTTACACATAGCTATGCATGGACTCAAATTGATAAAAATACGCAAACCAAAATATTAGAAATGATGGATAGTGCTATTAGAAAATCAATAGTGTCATCAGAAAATCCCAATCAATTCAAATTCAATTTAGAATATATCACAAATAATTTTTTAAAGAGTTTTGAAAAAGAGCCAAATTACTCCAGTATTAGCAGAGTAGTATATGACATCCCATATTTTGTTGATAAAGCAATGCAATATAACTTAGATTTTCCAACAGAAAGTATATCTGATGAAAATGAAAATGAAAATGTAAAACATTTTCAGCAAATACCAGAATCAAAAAGTTTTATGAATTTTCTTGTAAAATTAAAGAATAATTTCAATATACATTGGGGAGATTTACATTTTAATAATATGATGATTAGGCCCGAAACTAAAGATTTAGTAATTAGTGATAGTGGATTATTTGATGTATAATCTTAAAAGCTATCATTTCTGAAAATATCTGCACCATTCTTAAAAATATTACTAAGGAAAGATTGGTCTTTGGTGAAAATAGGTAATTCTAAATTAGCTGCCCATTTATTCTTCATTACGCCATCTATTACTTTAGGTATTTTATAGCAAGCGGCGCCTCTTCTAAATATAGTTGGATAGTCATTAAAATCAACACCGCACTCTTGCTGAAGAAGATCTATCTTTTCATCAATACTTAATCCAGTTAACATTTCTTTAATTGCATGCTTATCATGTTTTTTAAGTAATTCATAAAAACATGCAAATTGAATTGATGTATGAAAATTCTGTTGCTGCTTAAAAACCATAGTGTTAATAGCTTCCATAATATTGGGAACTACAAAAACTTGCGATGTAAAAATAGGTTCTCCAACTAAATTCAAATTAATAGCATCTGCACATTCATTAAAATGCAAAGTGGCAATAGCTGATGTAACCGAACAGATTTTTTGCAATCTATTATCATACCATGGAGTAGTTTCTGGACTTTGGTCATTACGAGCCAATATAACAATTTTATCATTGTATTGATATGCAAAAAGAGCGCCCTCAACTTCTGTGCATAGTCTTAGAGTCGTGGAGACAAGGCACTCAGCTAATTTAGGACAATATGGCTTATCCAGTAACTCCGTTCCTTTGGCAAACGCTCGCCCATTGATAGAAATTATCAGTGGAACACGAGGCAGCAATTTATAGTCAGACGAGTCCTGGTAGGAACCGATCCGATCTTTGAGCTTAATATTTGACATTGTAAATGAATATAACTTACGGAGTGACGGGATTT